TTAATGACCAGCACGTCGCACTCCGGCGCCAGCGGGATAAAGGAATCCAGCGTGGGATAATCCAGCAAGAGATCGGGCACGGTGCGGATGGGGTTGGGGATGCCCAGGCGGCGGGCCAGCTCCGCAAACCATGCAAGGTGAAAGGCGGCGAAGTCCAGCCGCAGCGGGTGCCGTTCCCACCAGCCGCCGGCATTGCGCCAGCTATCGATGCTGCCGGGCGGGGCCTGATCGATCGTCCGCAGCTTCAGCCGGAGAGAGATGTCGGAGCGCAGGGCATCGATCTCCTCGAACTTGCACAGCTCCGGATGATGGTAGTGGGTGACCTCCAGGGCCGGATCGGCCAGGCAGGCGCGGCGCAGGAAGTTCAACTGCACGAGGTTGTCGCCCAGCCGGAGCGCGTTGTGGGTGTGGATCACGCGGGCTGCGGGTTGCGGGCCTTGAAGATTGCCTCGCCGATCTGGTAGTTGGTGGCGGCGTTGTGGCGCAGGAACTCCGCGTCCGCCTTCTGCCCGGTGAACATGGGGTTATTGTGGGTGAAGACGACGTCCCGGGCCTCGATCACGCACTGGTCGGCGTAGGCTCTGGCCGTGAACTCGTTGTCCGAGAAAATGCCGGAGCTGGCGTCATATTCGGGCGCAAACAGGTAGCCCTGCTTTAAGTATCGGTTGCGCGTGAGGATGGCCATGCAGAGCAGCTGGTCTTTGCGGTGCCCGTCGCTGACGGCCAGGACGGATTCCCGGGTGGTGTCGCCCAGGCGCTCCAGCAGGATCCGGTCCCACCACAGGGGCGGATCCCAGTCATCACTCCCCTGCACGATGATCTCGCCGGCGGCCTTTTCGGCGGCGCGGTTCCACGCGGCCACGCAGCCGCCCTGGCCTTTCAGCGGGGACCAAGCGCGCAGGATGTCGGCCTTGGGATCGTCATCGTCGCAGGAGAAAATCCACTCAATCGCGGACGGATCGGCGGCTTTCTTCATCCAGAGGATCCGGGCGTTGATGGCTTCCTGCGGGCGGCCGCGGGTGGCATGGCAGACGGAGATTTTAACGGGCTTCTGCTTGCGCCACTGGGCCTCGATCTTATCGGCCTCTGCGGTGTCCCCGGCGGCGCGAGCCGCGGCGATGTAGAGATCGATGCACTCAAAATCATAGATCTGGCGCTGGGCGTTCCACTGGGTGATGCCCGGATCGGGCTGGACCATGGCGGCTTTCAGGATGTGGTAGGCGGCGCCCCACTTGCCTGCGCTGGCTTCCTCCCGAGCCATGTAGAAAAGCGCCTCCCGCCGGCCGGGGCTGGACTGGTGCGCCTTCGCATAAATGGCCAGGCGGGTGTCGCGGTCCGGATGGGCTTGGCCGTAGTTGCACCAAGATTCGTAGCGCAGGGTGGGCTCCTGCCCGGGCCACTTGGCGGAGACCTCGCTCCACTGCACGGACTGATCGCGCTTACCGGACAGGAACAGCTCCTGCTGCAGGTAGTAGGCGTACTTGCCGGCCTCGGTCAGCTCGCCCTGCAGGATGCGGATGTTGCGGTCCGCGGAGCCGGGTTTATAGCCCTCCGGGTGGTGCTCGACCCAGCTGGTCTGCTCGGCCTTCACGTTGTAGCCGGGCAGCGGCAAGAGGGCCTCATGGACGGCGTAGTGCCAGCGGCCGGCCCACTTGCCGTCCGGCAGACGTTTCACCAGGCGTTCTCTGACGGGCGTAAGCTTGGCGTTGGTGACGTTGTAGACGGCCGCCCAGATGCCCAGCTTGTCGTCGGCCAATAGCTCCTTGGCGGCGGTTTTCAGCGCGTTTTTGAGGCCGTGGGCGGGCAGATCGTCCGCGTCCACCCACATAGCCACGTCCCCGGTGCAGGCATCCAAGGCGGTGTTGCGGGCATCGCCAAAGTGATCGACGTGGGGCCAATCCGCGTGTGCCGGCTGGTTGGCGTAGTGGACGACGGTGGCGCCCTTATCCTTGGCGATTTGTTCGGTGCCGTCATCGGGCGCACCGCCGCGGGCAATGCAGACGACGAGCTCATCCGCCATTTTGTTAAAGGCGTCCAGGCAGCGGCCGATGTACTTGGCCTCCCGCCCGGCGATCAGATAGATGGAAATTATAGGATCTCGGGGCATGGATCCTAACCCTCGCGCAGGCCGATGACGTAGCAGCCGGGGTTGGTGTCCAGGCTGATGACGCGGTAGGTGACGCTGTTGACCAGGGCGGTGGTGCCGATGGTGGGCGGCGTGGTCATGGTGACCTTATCCGCGGTGAAGGTGGCGTTGAGGTCCAGATCGTAGCCGTGGAGCTCGAGGTTTTCGCGGCGGGTGACGGTGGAAAGGACGCCGGTGACGGAGGTGGCGCCAAAGGTGGCCGTGGTGCCAAACTGGTCAAAAGCCACGGCGAAGGCTTCTTTCAGGCAATCGGTGAACTCGGACATTTTAGGATCTCAAAAGAGGAAGGCCGGCGGACTGATTGCTCAATCCGCCGGCCCCCAAGGAGGTTAGCTGCCGTTGATCCGGACGAGGCTGGAGGTCTCTCCGGCCTTCACGCCGTAGATCAGCGCGTAGGTCCGCTGCAGCTTACCGGTCTGCACCGAGTAGGCTTCGCGCACCTGGACGGACAGGCCCGTGCGGGGCTCTGTGACGACCGAGATGTCGCCGGGGATCGTCACGTTGGCCGGAACTTCCGGAACGCGGGCGGCGATCAGCAGCGCTTCCCGCTGGGCGAAGAAGCCGCCGAGCGTGATGCCGTTGCCGGGGATGGCCGAGTACTGGCTGATGTTGAAGCCAGCCACATTGCCGATGCCGGCGCTGCGGACGACGTCACCGGTGATCTGCGGATTCGCCACCACGGTGGTGTCGTTGAGCAGAGCGCCGAAGAACGCGGGCGCCAACACCGCGTAGCGGTCGTTGGAGGGCACGTTGTTGTTGTTCAGCGTGATGCCGGCCGAAACCACCGAGCGGTAGGTGAAGGCCGTGGAGGCCACCGTGAGCGCGTTGGTGTAGCTGGCGGAGGTGACGAGCGCGAGCAGGTCGCCCACCATCTGCAACCCGAGGGCGTGCGCAGCGGAGCTGGCGAAACGCTCGATCAGATTGACGTTGGAGGTGGTGCGCTCCTGGTCGTCCACGTCGTAGGAAACGTGTTTGAACTTGTTGAGGGTGATCTGCACGTCGGTCTGCGTGGCGGCCGTGGCGACATAGCCATTGGTCTGGCTGTAGTCCTGGGCCGTCAGCGCGCTGACGCGGTGGGTGAACACCGAGGCGTTGTACTTCGCCGCTTCGTCGGAGAAGTCCGCCACGGAGTTCCGTAGAAATGAGTAGTCCGCCACGAGGATCTCCAGCGCGCGCTGGGCGATCACATTGGCATTGGTAGTTCCGATTGTGTTGGCCATGTTGGTGTCCTTCGGGCGTTAGACGCCCAGCTTGCGGAGAAGCGCCACACGCTTGGTGGGGTTTTTCTCCTGGTTAAACTGCGTGAGGATTTCGGCGCGCGACGCTTTGGCGTCCGCGTGTTGGGCCGGGACGGGCGCCGCACCCGCGGCATCCTTCTCGACCTTTTCTGAAAGTTCCTTTTTCTCGGCGACGGGCCGGGCGGCCATTTCGGACTTCTCGTCCTTCTCGTCCTTCTTGTCGCCCATTTCCTCGTCCTCTTTTTCCTTGGTCATGTAACCCAGCAGGGCGTCCAGCTTGCTGACGATGTCGCGCAGGGTGGGCTCCTTGTCGTCCTCCTCGTCTTCCTTTTCGATGACGACGGCGGCGGGCGCCTCGGCCAGTTCGGCCTTGGGCGCTTCGGTCACTGCGACAACGGGGGTTGCGGCCTTAATTTCGGGGGCCGCGGTGGGGGCGCTCAGCTCCTCTTTTTTCGTTTCGACAATGGGTGTTTCCATTTGAGGTTTCGAGAAGGTGTCAACTGGCAGGCGCGTAAAAGCGCTGAACATGCCGGCCGGATTGGCCGCGGGCTGGACCACCACGGAGACGTCGTAGATCTCGGTCACCCGGGCAAAGCGGCTGCCGTCCTTGTCCTCGGGCACGCCGGAGAACGTCAGGCTCAAGCCAAACTGATCGGGGATGACGGTTGCCAGACTGGCCACGTAGGCGGCTTTGTCGCTGTCCAGCAGGGTGAGGTCCCCGACGAGGCGGTCGCCCTTGATCTGGAAGTTTTCGACGTAGCCCAGGATGTCCATGACCTGCTTCACTCCATGGCCGTTGGTGACCTTGATCCGGCCCATGGACTGGGCGACGGCTAGGGCCTGCAGCAGGCTGGTCTGATCGATCAGCAGGTCGTGGCCCTTGGCCTCGCCCGCAGTTAAAATGGATACGCTTTTGATTTTGTTGGGCATGCAGCCCAGCAAGATGTCAAAGCAGATCGCCGTCGGCTTCTCGGTAGGACTTCTTAACTTTGCCGCCGGCTTTCATGGTCAGGAAATTATTGACCCGGGCGATCGCCCAAGCTGTTCGGCTGTTGGGCCTGCCACCGCCGATCGTCGGGCGGAAGCTACTGCTAAAGGCACCCGCCCCTCGGCGGAATACCTTTTTAAGCGTGCCAAGGGTGGGCGGTGTTTTGGTGGGGTATCGCTTTTTATAGTCGGCGATCTTGCTTTTTAGAGCCTCTTCGGTGGCCGCCGATATCTCAATATCGCCTGCCTTGGACCGGGTGGCCGCGGTGCCGGCGGGGTTGGTCTTGCTTCCCTTGATGCGCTCCTTGGGTGGGGCGGGTGTTTGGGATGCTGATTTGGGCCCCGGCCTCGATGCCATCTCGCGGCGTTTCATCTGTGCTTCCGCCCAGCTCTTGCCCGGATCTCCGCCCCATAGTGCCCAGGCAATCCGGCCGGCGCTGGGGAAGCCTGGTTCCCCAGGGTTAAATCCTTCGCCCTGCTTATCGACTTCATGCCTGGCGAAAAAACTCGCCATTCTGCCAATCGTTTCGTCAGACAGATCCTTGCCGTTGGCGATGTCGCGTGCTCTGGCCACTCCGACCAGCGTGCCGCCTCGGCCGTACTTGCGGCGCCATTCCAGCCCCTTCTTGGCTTCTTCGATCATCCCCTTGTTGGGGACGGCTAAATCAAACTTTTCTTCTTTTTTTTTATCCGTCAAGCCGATGGCCTTGGTCACCATGTTCAGCTCTTTGTCGGACAGCTGATAATCCGGATCATCTTTCATGGTGAAGGCGTTTGTCTGGGGCGGGATGACCTCGACCTTGGCCTGAATGGCGCCGGTCTCGGTGACGACAGCGTTGAGCTGCTGGATCTCGGCCTGCAGCTCGGCGGCGGTCTCGGGGCCGTTGGGGGTGACGGGCGCCTCGGTGGGCGTGCCGCTCCCCTGCCCGGCATCGGAAACACCGGCCTGTTCAGGCG